TGTGCCTTTTGTACGGGTAATCCAACCGCCACCGGCTGAAGTGTTTTCTTTTGGTTTGCAAGGGTCGGGAGGAGCACCACAGGAGCCGGTAGATAGATCGCGCGTTTGAGGTGCTACGCAGTCAGGACGGGTACAGTTGGCACCGTCCAAAGTCCAGTTTTGACCTGTTGGACAGGTTAAGCCTGATGGCTTATCACATGCTTCTGAAGGAATTCGACCACTGGGACCATATGTTGATCCTGATGGACATGCACCGTAAAAATCTGATGTGTAAGTAGTGCCCCCATAGAGATAACTTACCCGCATACGGGCGGAATTTGTTGCCGATTCACCGCTGAGCGTAGTTCCACCGTTTGAATATTGGCAATTTGAAGATTGCTGCGTAGGGTGAGCAGCATTCCAAACATCATTGGACAAGGCACATGCGGCAAGGGCATCGGATGCGCATTTGTAATATTGGGAACCTGTTGAAGTCTGCCCGCACCATTGCGAAGGGCCAGTTTTTTCGCCGGTTGAATTTGTGGCCGGTATGGTTTCAGCAAATGCCGTAAAAGACAGGAATACAGTAAGGAAGGCGAATAATTGTTTAATCACAAAATATCCATGATTTATCTGATTGCTGGCAAGCATATTTACGCCCAATGCGAGGGGGTTTCCCTACGTATGATGCAACGTCAGGTAGTTTGAAAACAAATGATTGAATCTCTGGCGGATATTCAGGTGTAGGTGGAACCATGCGAACAAACCAATTTGGCGGCTGATGCGGATTTACATTATTGCCGCGTGTAATTTCCATCTTTGACCATTCGACAGTCGGTTTACTTTCGAGGGTTTTTACGGGTACGGTCTTTTCAATAACGGGTTGTTCATCATCGGCAAAACTAGCCAATGGAAAAACAGCCCCCGAAAGGGCTGCCCAAACAATGAAGAATGTTTGAAGGGTCATAGATTAGACCGCTTTGCCAGCGCCTTTTTTGAACAGACGCAGACCAACAAAACCAACCGTCAGGGTTACAGCAATCGGCCAGACCAAAGCAAGAGTGCCGGTTGCAGTTTCGCTAATTGAAGCGAAGGCGGTGGTAACTTCGGCAGGCATAGCAGCAGAAGCGATGCCAACAGCAGACATAAGGCCAGCCAGAAGGCCGGTTTTAACGATAGTTTGTTTTTGCATTTGAGGCTCCAAAGAGAAGAAAAATAAAGAACAGGGGAAAAGGGTTTCCCCCCGACCCCCCGCTTACGCAGGGGGTCGGGGGGCAATCCTCATGCGTGTGATGCGGCAGAACGTAAAACAGTGACAGACCAGCCAACGGAAAAGCCAAGGGACCAAGCAGCGAAAACTTGACCAGCAAATAAGAGGGTATCGGCGGCGCTCATGGTCTAAACCCAGTACGGAATCCCGCAAAGACGGCGAAGATCAAAGCGAGATAAAAAACGATTGATTGGACGGGCCATTGATTTAGTCCTTCTGTAGTGCATGAAGGCAATTGAGTCGTGCCGGTTCGGGTTGTTGGCGCAGTGCCAGTCAGGGGACGATGACTAATTGACCAGGTGACAAGGCCACCCGCGCCGATTGTCGGATTAGCAGTAAATGAAATAATCCCGGCAGCGTCAGCGGAGGGAATCTCTCTTGTGAAGGAAGCGAGTGCCCCGGCTGTATCCTGATAGCAAACACCATTCCATGCGTAACCCATTAGCGAGTTCCCCACAGGAAAACGGCATAGGCCGAGACAAAGAAACCGAAGGAAAAATAGATAGCGCGTTCAAGCATGGTCATAGCCTTATGCAGCATTTCGCTGATACCAATTAGGCGCAGAGACTGGCTGAAGATCAATAACGCGAATTCGGGTTGTTAGACGGGTAACGTCAATTGGTTGAGCAATGTCAATGCCGTATTGCATCAACTGTGAGCGCCAACGGCGGCGGGTTGAATCACCAGCTTGACCAGCCTCATAGGGGTTTTCGCCGTTGAGGTAAGAACGGGCAATCAGGCCTAGCTTGCCGGGGATGTCCTGAATTTCAGTGACAGTCACCTGATTACGGGTGAGCACTTCGGCAAACTTGCCATAAATGACGTTTTCTATACGCATACCTTCCTCCGTTACTTGCGCCCATCCGGTGAGCGATTGAAGCCCCCTATCGGCCAGTTCTCTTGCTTTCAGTGATATTTCATAGCGAAGAATTCCGTTTTCATCGCAGTACTGGCGCACTTCGTCGCTTACGTGTTTGCCGAGTTCGTCAGCTTTGAAATAGAGTTTTTCATAGTGACGTTTCGAACCTTCATTCCATGTAATGCCGTTACCGTAGTTACGGGGGTTCTTGCCGCTGTTTCTTGCACTCCCCTGCCCTGACATCCAATGTAGGACGCGGAACGCAGCCTCGCGGCTCCCAGCAGCGAAATTGGCGGTTAAATCGACTCGGGTAATAACGCAGTTGTGGCTCTTGTGAAAATTGTCACTTCGTGCCTGCACCTGAACACGACCACAGCCGGTAAAAGGTGGCAAACCGAGTGCAGCAAGTATCTGATTGGCAATCTCAACTGTCTCGATGATCTTGGAGCCGAACAGGTTGTCAGGACGGCCAAAGCGCCCGACATTGCCTGATAGTTCTACACGGCGACCATCGCAACGAACTGAAACTTTCGTTTCATAGCTGCCCTCATGTTCCATCCGAGTGCATACGGTGTATTCAGCTTTGCTGGCGTCGAACATCGGGCGAATCTGGCCGGTCTCAAGATCGACAGACTTACGGAAGGCATCAGGCTCAAATCTGACTACGTGGCCGTTGTTGATGACCGGCAAATCGTCACAATCAAAATGATCTTGATAGCAAGTCAGCCAGTCGCAGAACACATCAAGACCAATCGGACAGGCAAGATCAAGAACGCGAGATTTTTGTGCGTTTTGCTCATTAATGAGCGTTTCGGTACGTGTAACTGACCCGTACCAATCAGACCCCGTGACGCTGGCCGGTGTGAATGCCTCTGAAACCCTTGTGGCAGAACGCTTATGGATTCCAAGACCGGAATTTTCACGAAGCGGACGGGGGGTTTTCGTAACGGATTTTTGGGTTTTCGTAACGCAAACGGGGGTTTTCGTAACGCCGGAGGCTTTGCGCTCACGGTAGAGCTTCATGCGCTCAGCAGGCGTCAGGGCGTTATCTAGCTTGGGACGGCCACCGGCGCAGGAAATAGGTTCGCCCACTGGCACCAATGCAGCACCGCCCGTCATGGGGGCCGATGGTTGGAGAGTGGGCGAGGTTTGGAACACTTAGGCAGCACCTTTGCGTAATTTGTCCATCGCCTTCAGTTCATCAACGATGGCGAGAATTTCAACGCCAATTTTGCGGCACTCAACAAAATAGGATTCGGCAAGCAATGGCAAATCAGCGTTAGCAAAAGCACGAGCAGTTGCACTTGCCTCGGACTGACGAGATTGTGCAAGTTCAAACATCATCACCAGTTCAACGAGGCGACACATGCTTAGGCCGCTTTAGGCTGGTTGTAGGAGACAGTTAAGCCAAGCTGCTTCTGGACGTCGGAGAAATAGGCATTCAGAGGTTGGAGTTTGATGCGACCAAGGGTGAATCGACCGAAGTCACCAAAGAAGAAGGATTCAGGGGCTACTGCATAGCGACCCACTGGATACGGCTGCGGGTTTTCGCTGTCTAACTGGATTGTGGTTTCGCGGGGGTACTTGGCCGGGAAGCCATCGACAATATGGCCGCTGATGTTGATTTGCTGAAACACCATGTTCCAAGGCTTTCCATCTTTGCCAGTGCCCGACTTGGTGTTCACTGCTGTGCTTTCGATTTCGATAACAATCATTTTTTTCCGTTCCTTTTCGCTGGTTGAACCTTTGGCCGGGGGTTGGTCTAAGGTGTCCCTGTTTTGGGACGAGGCGAATGATCGTCCCTCTTTTGGGACGTTGTCAAGACCCTTTTTCGGGACTAAGGTGAACGAATGACCACGGAGGCGAACATGAAAATTGCTGAATTGCTAGACGAGACAAAAAATGCTTTAGGGATAACATCGGATGGCGAACTAGCCCGAGCGCTAGGAATAGACAAGCGCCGCGTCAGCAATTACAGACTTGAAGAAAGAGCGCCTGACGAATTTGTATGTCTGAAAATTGCTGAAGCGCTGGGGAAACCGCTTGATTCGATCATTGCGACCGTAAAAGCAACGTCAGAGAAGGACGAAACACGCCGAAAGGTGTGGGAAAACTACATGAAAAGACTAGGCGGGATTGCCGCATCTTTTGTGGCTGTTATTTTTTTGCTTGTCACTACCATAGTGACATCCCCCACCGCCGAAGCCTCTAGCCATCAGGGTTTCAAGGCTTCTGGGGTCGTTGCAATGTATATTATGTTAAGTCGTTCGTTACTATCACAGGTAAAGTCGGCACTGCGCCGCATAGTTCAAAAATGCACTTTCAGCGTGTTTATTGTGCGGATCGCTTAAATGACGACATAAAAGCCTAACTTCTTCAAAATCGACGCCTTCTAAAAAAAGGCGTTTTTTTTCGTCTGAAATGTAGCGATAGAAGCGCCGCCTAGCAGCCGAACTGCGCGAGCGCTTGTAACGAAGCATCCAGTAAAGATTGCAGAGTTTGCCGGCATAGTGCGGAACTTTGAGCATGAAGGCGGCATTTTAGCCCCCTCCCCTCAAGTCAAAAACAGGAAAAGTCAAAAGCGTCTAGGGGGATTAGCACCTATCGTCTGGGAAGGCGCGAACGCCGAACAGATCAAAGCACCGCTGCGCTGGCTGGTCTGCAAAAGGAAAAGGTTTTCCGGTCAATACGGGGCGGTGTCGCCCCTGCTACGGCAAAAGGGGATGATTCAACGGCCCCCTTTTACCTCTCCGTGTTTTGGATTCGATCTATTTCAATGCGCCGAGGTATTCAAGTCGATGAAAGTGCTTGATTCTGTCGTTTTCGGGTAGGCGCTGGAGCAGTTCAACCATCGGCGATTTGGGTTTGAGGTTTCGAGCTGGCTTGGTTTTTTGAATTGTCCAGTCGTGCCCGAAGATCGCCATGATTAACCGCACGATGTAGGGCGGCGGCGGTGGCAGATAGCGCCCTTTGACGTGCCATGCGGACAGTACAGAGTGCATGCCACAGGCGCGGGGGTTGTCTCGGTCTAAAAACACTTGTTCGGTGTCGTAACCCTTGTATATGTCCGCCGCTTTGTACCACTTGCGATCCACGACCATCGAATCGCGTTCAACGCCATGCTTGAAAATGCCCAGGTGCATTTTTGGAAAGCGGATGTCGAGTCCGACCAGCTTACCAAGTGGCGTAATGCCGGGAATAGGCCAGCGGTCTGTACGTTTTACGGCAACGTGATATTCGACCTGCGTATTGCGTAATTGTTTGTCGACTTGTTCCAGACCTTGCATTTGGTAATAGACATCCCACCGCAGCTTGCCGGAGTGAATAAGCCAGTCGAGCAACGGCTGGCGACCTTTGTCACCCCATGAACGCGCATTAAAAAACTTGCTGGACTCGTCGAGGATGATAATTCCGTTGCCATCATCGGAAATATCGTCACCCTCATAACCACGGCCGAGTGCTTCCATATCTTCGGCAGTGGGGCAATCGGGTAAGCGAATCAGGGTAGCTTTGTTGGTGGCTGGTAGCAGATGCTCGGGGTAAATATCCATGTTCGTGGCCACCCGCTTACCATCACGCATCGCATCACGAATCAGGCCGGCACAGAATAGACCCTTACCAGATCGCTTTTTTCCAGTAACGGCATAATCAGTCATGTAATGAACGAAACGATCTTGAGGTTTTCGACGTGATAGCGATAAATCATCACGGCGGTTTTCGCTGACATGAGCGCGCCAATACAGGCGGCAGTATTAGACGGCAGAAGCATACCGACTGACCCCATCCAAGAAGGAAGCGAGTAGATAGCAGCCACCGCAGCGGCTTTAATGGCTAGAACACAGGCCGAGGTAAGCGCAAGGAATGCAGCAACGGCAGCAGTAGCAAAAATGGTTTTCTTGGATAGCTGAAGGCCGATGTAGCTAACGATGCTCGTAACGAGCGTGACGAATAAATTACCTAACCAAATCACGATGTCGCCCCGGTGGAGTTACTGAAAATACGGAACAGGCCAAAGGCCGTAAGGATATAAAAGGCATAACCGGCAATATCTCGAACCATGTTTATTTTGTCGCACCAATCCATATCTATAGTTCGACCGCCTATCGTGCCTTGAAAGGGCGAGCAACTGGCCGCTGGGATATCAGGGATCATTGCCCACGACATGAAGCCTTCATCTGCCTGACCCTTTGATCCTTGCGAATCAATCAAAGTTTTATGTTCATCAACTTTTGTTTCGTAATCGGTTTTGGCTTGTTCGAGTTGCGACAAATCGGCTTCTTCTTGCGGGTTCAAGGAGTCATTAATTTCTTTGAGTTTGTCACGTACTTCCTTTTGGGTTGCTTCCTCGTTCATGCCGCCTTTGCAAATTTGCAGACCGGGATTTTTGGCACAAAAGTCAGAATCCCCGGGCTTGGTCGGATCGCCGCCTGATGTCGTGCTGCTACCACCAGTTGATGTAGTTGTGCCGGGAGTGCCAGCCGTGCCGGGAGTGCCGTCTGGTTTCGGAGTTATGGTTATGGTCTTATCTTTTGACTCAACGCCGGTCGCTGGATCGCGGGTTGTAATGGTTTCAGTTGTTTTTTTTGAGCCATCGGGTTGAGTCTCAACATCCTTTTGCTTAGTGACAACTGGGGGATTAGAACCGGGGGCACCTGAGCCAACACAGGCAACAGTGCCGGAACTTGATGTCATTACGCCTTCACCATCAGCGCAAGGCGTTTTTTTTGGTGGCGTTGTAGGTGCTTTATTTGGTTCAGTTGTGGGCGTTTTCGCTGGCTCTCCGTTACATGAAACGCCTGTAAAAGACTGCGAGAACTTTTGAGTAATAGTTTTACCATCGGTGTAGTAAGCATTCTCGGACAAATCGAGAGAGGTTGATACCTGGCAGCCACCATCGCAGCTTAAACCGGATGAGTCTGTGCCTTTTGTACGGGTAATCCAACCGCCACCGGCTGAAGTGTTTTCTTTTGGTTTGCAAGGGTCGGGAGGAGCACCACAGGAGCCGGTAGATAGATCGCGCGTTTGAGGTGCTACGCAG